CACTGATCTGTAGTTTGATCACCCAATCAGCGGCACCCACTGGGATCGAAATCAACGAAGTATTTTTAGCGGGCGTATTGCTAAACATAAACGCTGATACACTTTTAAAACTTGAAAATATTTTATTAAAACAAGTCGTGCTAAATGGCGGTGATAAGATAATCACTATTGATGATTTCCAAGGCGCTGTTTTTGATTACTTCCGATTAATCGCGGGGGCGTTAAAAGCGAATCTCCAAGATTTTTTTACATACCTCGACGAAAGCAACGCGCCACGCCGTCGTCAGTTGGAACTAATCAGAGCGCAACAGGAAATCACGGGATAGATTGGTTCATGTGGCAACCATGTGTCGGCGTTGATGGGATATGCCCTCCGCTTTGTAAATGGTCGGAATTGAACGACGGAACATACACCCTCGCTGATGTTGCCTTATTTAATAACGTCATTAAAGAGAAAGTTAAACACTATCAACAGGCGGTAAATAATGGCTAATACCATCAGTAATTTTTTAGTTGGGATCGGTTTAGACACGACCGATTTCGACCGAGGCGCGCAGAACGTCGATTCAGGATTGGACGGTATACGTTCAAGCGCGCTACAACTTGCGGCACTTGCGGCGGGTGCGTTTGGGGCTAACCAATTAATCAACGGGTTCGCCAATGCTAATGATGAGTTGGGTAAATTCTCACAAACGTTTAGTGTGCTACCGAATGATGTGGCCGCGTTAGGTCGTGCGCTACAGCATGAAGGGGGATCACTTGAATCATTCATGGCCCAGCTTGCAGGTATTGAACAACTACGAGCATCGACACCCCAACAGTTAGCCGGTTTATTTTCATCGGCTGGTATTGTTGGCCTCGACCCTAGTGTGATATTAGATGCTGAAAACGCAACGGAAGCGTATAAAGCGCTTGCGGGTGTGTTCGATGACCTATCGGGTCAGCAACGACTACAAGCGGCTAACGTGTTCGGATTGGACGAAGCATCCATACGATTATTATCACGCGGTACTGAAGGTGTCGAAAAGTTAATCGCTAGTGAAAAAGAAATGCGTCCGGTTACTGAAGCGATGATAAAAGAGTCATACCGCTACGTCGATTCGTTGCAGGATTTATCAACGAACATTGGTGGTGTAGCTGACCAAATAAGTGTGAAATTGTTACCGGGCATATCATCCACTGTGGAAGGAATGAATAATTGGATCGGTGCTAATCGTGAATTCATCAGTAGCGGTATTGATACGGTACTCGACCCAATGGCCGAACACATTACCGAAATAGCTATCGCTGGCGGGTTACTCGCATCAGGTGGATTATTAACCGGTCTTGCTACAATGGCTCGATATGTTCCGATCATTGGTGGTGCGTTAGCAACTGCGGCCACTGCTGGGGCTAGCATTGTCGCGCTAGGCACTGCGGGTTATGCCGGTTACCAAGTGGGTAATGTTATCAGTGAGAACCTTGATGATGATACAAATTCAAATATCGGTCGAGTGCTTAATCGTACGTTAGCATTTTTCGGTAATGAAAACGCGCAACAAGCGTTAGTTAATGAAGCCAGTGTTGGCGGTATAACATCTGGTTACAATCCGAATTCAACAGCGTTTCAGGCGTTATTATTTCCGGAACTTGACCAGGTACAGCGAACGTATAAGCAACAGCAACAACAATCAGCACCGCAAAAACTACCAGCGGTTAATGTTTCGCTAGTATTAGATGGTTCAGTCATTGATAAACGTGTTGTTGACCTGAACGAAAAAGCGAACGAAACAGCTATTAACGATTTAACTTCTACGATGGAGGATTAAACAATGTCAATCGTCACATTATTTTCGTCTAAATCGCCCACGTTAGCGGGTATTGAATTTGACGCGGTACTCGAAGACACCTTCGAATCAACGGTCGAGTTTACACAGTACGGTATCGAATCAGGTGCCAACGCTGTCGACCACGGTATCATTCAACCCATCACATGGACGTTGACCGGTGCTGTCTCTAATAATGAATTACGACTATCCGCTACTGATATAGCAACGGGTGGCGCGTCAAATTTATTCGGTGGTGTTGGTTCGACAATCCTTGGTTTATCCGCCGGTTATTTGGCGGGTAGTTCTGATACTCGGTCGTCTAGTACGTTCGCGTTTCTGTTTGATTTACAGACATTACGTAAACCGTTCACCATCGACGCGGGAGATATCACATTAACGAATATGGTTATCGCTACGCTACGACGTACAAAAAACCCTGAAAATGAAAGCGGTTTAATATTTGAGGCAGAATTGCAGGAGCTACCAACGCTTGACACAGTCATCGCTAAAAATAAACAGCCTGAGCAAGACCAGTTACCAGACAACGACCCAGCAAAAACACAGGCTACATCACTCATTGAAAAAGGTGAACAAGCATTGAAAGCTGTTGGCGACACGATTAATAACGCAGTATCGGCGGTGATATCATGAACCAATCAATCCCGTTAGTGGGTGGGGCTGTTAACGCGCACCAAAAATTTGAAGTACAACTCGGTGACGTGTTTGCCACGTTTGAAATTGACTACAGAACATTGACCGAAATATGGTCATTAAGTATTACGGTCGAAGGTGTTGAACTGGTCAGTGGTGCATCGCTACAACCAAATGTTGATATTATCCAGCATTGGCGACTAGGTGAAACACTAGGTCAATTAGTTTTTGTCGGTGATGAAGCAACGCTCGACAATTTAGGATCGGCGAATAGATTAGTATGGGTGCCTTATGAGTAGATTTTACGGTCGTCAATGGGAAATACTGCTTGATAATGAAACGTTCATCGCCCCAACATCGGGCCGTCAATTTCGAATAGTGTTTAATATACTGGTCGATTTTGGCGGTTCTATTAGTTACGCGGATATGGCCATTTATAATTTGAGTCAATCAACAGCGTTGAAAATGTTAAAGCGTGGGGCGGAATTCGGATTTCGTGGTGGGTATGAAGATACTATCGATTATTTGTTCAAAGGTAGAATCACTAATATTTTACGTGAACGAAGTGGTCCCGATACTATCACACGCATACTTGCGAAAGGTGGTTCACAACCGAAAACACAATCAGTTAATACAGCGTTGGGTAAAAATGCGAAAGTGACTGAAATCATTCGAGCATGTGCAACGGCCACCGGTTACGCGATAACAATGAATGATGATGATTTCGCCAACGTTTCCCCATATGCGCGCGGGTATACTTCCACCGGGGATCCATTTGTTCAACTGGACGCATTATCCAGACGTCACAATTTTTCATACACTATTGAGAACGACCGAATAGTTGTGGTCGGTGACGGTTCGTTCCGTGGAGGTGCGCCGATAGTGGTTAACGAATTGAATGGTATGGAAGGTATCCCGGAGATTACCGAAAACGGTGTCGACGTATCATTACGATTAATGCCTAAATTAAAAATAGGCGGACGTGTTGACATCCAATCTGAATTGACCACGTTTAATTTCGGTAACATGTACTTTCAGGATATACCAGAGAATGCAGGAACGGGTGTTTTTAATGTCCACAGGTTGGCGCATTCGGGGGACTCACACGGGGATAAATGGACAACTAGAGTAACAGGGTTTCGATAGAAAGGAACGACCCGTGGAGTGGGTCAGTCTCACCATGCATTGGGCTACACATTTATCTTGTCTTATGTTCTGCGCTAATAACCCTGGACGGTTATCGGCAACTCGCAAAGGAGGAACGATTGCAGTTACATAAGGGATACGCATGTGATACACGTCTTAAAACTATATAGTTGATTCACCTACCGCCCTATACGTCGTGTTGTTAAAAGATAACTACACCGTAAGTGAATCAATTATATAGTTTATTGTGAGTCCTTTTACATCGACTCAGGATGTCTTGTCGGGTAATACGTTCCGGAGAACAAGTTAACAATACCACCATACTGACAACCGCGTCAACCGTTATTATTAGTTTTATTTAATTATTTTGGTATACTGTCACCTATGGGACAAAACGCAACGCTGACCGAGCTATTAAAAACGGCACTGAGAGAACAATCAAAAGACATCGGAACAAGTATTCCGGGGTATGTCGTCGCGTTCGATAAAAATACCCAACTAGCACAACTCCAAATTGGTATTAAAAAAACACCCGTAAAAGGTGAATCATTCGCCCCGGCTGTGTTAATCGAATGTACCGCACAATTTACAGGTGGCAATGCTTTCCACGTTGAACATCAAATCGACCCCGGTGATGAATGCCTAATCGTATTTTCACAGCGCTGTATCGATGGATGGGTGAATACTGGCGGTATAGCTAACAATCCCATTCTACGTTTTCATGATGTTAACGACGCTTACTTTATACCTGGTTTACGTAGTCAGCCAAATAAAATAACGGGCTTTGATAATAACGGTGTAAAAATTCGTAACAAAGCAGGTGACCAATTCATTTGGCTGAAGAACGACGGAACCGCTGAAATCACAGTCCCAAAAATATTTATAAATGGTGATATTGTACATAACGGTGACCAGACTACGACAGGTACGATCAACGCCGATACATCAGTTACATCACCAAGTATCATCGCGGATGGTAAAGAGTTAACAGGTCACAACCATGGTATATTAAGTGGGTCGAGCGCACCAGGTCCGACAGGGGATAATAATTAATGACAGTACGAGCGATTGACCCGACAACGGGTGACATAGTGACAAGTGGTGTTCAATTTATCACGGGTCGCGATGAGATAGCGCAGACAATTACCACACGTTTACGTTTGTTCAGCGGTGAATACTTCCGCGACACCCGTGACGGTACGCCGTGGTTTCAAGTCATACTTGAAAAATCATCTACGTTAACGCAAAAAGACGCGGCTATAAAACGTCGTATTGCTGAAACTGAAGGTGTCATCAATCTGTTAAGTTACTCAACAGATTTCGATATTAACCAACGTGACTACACTGTTCAATGTGAAGTTGAAACACAATATGGTTCGGTCAACGTGTCGACCACTAGCGGAGACTTTTTATAATGGCTGAAATTACCGATACAGGTTATGTCGTCAAGACTCAGAATCAATATTTTGACGAAGAAAAACAATTGTACATTGACATCGACCCTGATTGGAATTTAGATCCATCGACGCCCGATGGTTTAAAAATTGCGAGTGACGCTGAAATTTTCGGGAACTTAGACGAAACCGCTGA